TCAAGCACAATTTCTGCCCAGATCTTCAACCCCACCTATTTGCTTTTTAGTGAATTTTTCAAACTTAAGGTTTGGGTAACGTGATTTAATGAATGCCAATCCACATTTAATATCTTGCTGAATTTGAGAAACGTAAGTGTCGTTACTTAGTGCAATATCACGAATTGATTTATTCATCACATAATGCGACCAAATAGCACCAATCCACTCCTGAACTATCTCATCATCAATAGATTGAATATCTAAAAACAGTTTATGAATTGCACGTGCTTCATTATTATCAATCTGACAGCATGTGCCAGTACGCTTTACGCGTAGTCGATCCACTAAGCTTTCATTGTTCATATACATTGCAAGCAAAGTTTCACGCTGTTCTTGAGTGATACGCTTAGTTGGCATTGTCTTCACAACCATTACCAGCCGTTCATTATCACCATTGATCCAAGCTCCTAGCTGACGTGACCACTCTTCAAAACTATACTTAGCCCAATTTGTTGCTTGCATAATTGTAAGCGCTGCATTCATCCTAAATCCCCTACCATCTTCTCTATCTGCTGGATCGCATGACCTGACTTCACTTGATCCGTACTAAACCGTATTACCTGATAACCCATCATCGTTGCTGCGTTATATTTCTCTATGTCCCCGATATAACCCTTCCCCCTTGTATGACGCCCACCACTCCAGATCCCACCCTCAACCTCTACCAATATCTTTTTGCCTATTAAATGAAAATCAGCTCTCCATTTACGATCAGGATGAAAATAAAACTCCTGCTCAAAATCGATTTTTAATGCTTTTAATTCTCTGGCCAGCTTTGCTTCAAACTCATTTGGTACTTTTTCGCCTTTAACCTTAGGGCGTATAGAGCGCCCTTTCGGTCTGGTGGCTTTAACCATTTTTTTGTATTCAGCGATTGAGTAGCTGGTCATTCACCCCACATCCTCAATACAACGGCGCCAATGGCCATGAAAATAAACATCAGGGTTTTATTTAAGTCCTTCATGCGGCAACTTCACCCCTTACATTCATAATATCTTTCGCGTATTGAGTCGCCCGATAGTGGCTTTCTGAAACACGCTCCAAATAACCTGCTTTCACATGCGCCTGAAGTAAGCTGTAAATTGTGGTCCGATGAAAATCAAACACGGCTTCTTGAATATCTGCTGTCGTAAAAGGTGTTGTGGCATAACAGGCAAACAGCACTAAATTTATCTGATCTTCAAAAGTGACCTTCTGTTTTTTAATATTCAAGCTACACCCCCACACGCTGATCTGCCCAGTTGCACTCGACAATTGTCAATCCACCTTGCTGGAATCGAGACCATAGACGGTCACCCAAGTCTTTCTTTAGCTCTTCAAGGGTTAGGTTTGAAATCAACATGGTCGGCTTCATGCGGTCATAGCGTGCATATAGAACTTTATGGACCAGCTCACGGCGTTTATCACGGTCATGCAATCCATATTCATCCAGGATTAGCAGATCGTATTGAGTGAAGTTATAGATCACTGATTTTTCAGTTGCATCTGGTGCATCCCATGCGTTCATGATTCTCTGTGCCAGATCTTCACTAGTGATGTAGCGTGCGTACTTGCCTTCTTTCAGCAGAGTTCGCGCCGTGGCACAGCTCAGATGGGTTTTTCCTGTACCTGTTGGCCCTACCATCACTAAGTTGTTTTTATGGCCAGCCATGAAGTTTTGAGCATAGGAAACAACGTGTTTTATCGCGTTTTGGTGACCTGCATGTTTAATCTCGTAGTTTTTAAAACCTGATTGAGCATGACGCTCAGGAAGCATGGCACCGGCAAAGTGTTTCTCACGAACACTACGGTCTACTTCGGCCTGTGCATTTCGCTTTTGCTCTTCCAGGAACTCTACGGCGCACTGTGGGCATTTGTGGTATGGGCCCGCTTGAACCATGGCAATCTGGTGCTTATTGCAAAATTCTTGAACTTGCGGCAAGCCAAAAGAAAACGGTGACATTGCGTTCATATGAAATCCTCCGGGATGTGGAAGGTAGGATCTACTGGTGTATGTTGCTGTGCTGGCTGATTGTTCCATGCAGCGTTCACATTCAAACTAGAATTTTGTTTTTCAGAACGTGAGTAACCAGATGATTGTTTGTTTTTGCGTTCAGCTTTTTCGATAGACTTTTCGAATTCCTGAAAAATCCACTGTGCAAACTTTCGAAGTTTTTGGTTATCAGTGATCTGGTGATTCTTCTCGTGATGCGCGTTGAAGTTTCCAAGATGAAATTGAAAATCTTCCATGCTGAGAATTTCAGAAACACGGTGAGAATATTTTGTAGTTCTCAGAGCATTTGCCAGGTGATCAAGATTTGGTTTCCAAGAATCCTGTTCTTGATTTTCAGCTTGCGCGTTACTGTGTGTGTTTATATCTGTAGTAATCTCTGTATTTGTCCCCTTTTTGAAATGGGGAGGGTCTACCTTTTGAAATGGGGAGCCTCCCTCTTTTGAAAGTGGGAGGGTAGTCATTTCAAAAAGGACAGGGGTAACCAATTCAATGAATAAAACATTGTTATATTTCTGCCCGTTAGCTTCGATCATACGAAAATGGCGTTTGATCACTCCGAATTGCTCAAGACGATCCAAGGCATCCTTGACTTGCTGTTTTGAGAAGCCAAATTGATCTGAAAAACTCTGGTAAGAACGCTGCAAAAGATCCGCTTTAAACTTCTTTTTTATGCTGACTATTTGACCTGTTTCTTCATCTCGAACGATGGTTGGACGATGCCAATACACAATTTCAGAGAGCAAAATAACGGCATTTAAATCAGGTTTACCATTGCCCATTTTCAGAACTTGATACCAATTGGCAGGAATAATATTACCTTCGAAATGGGTGCTGCCAACCCGGTCAACCACATCATGACCAGTGCTGAAAAAATTCATACAGCATCCCCTTTTGTATTGATTTGAATAAAACGGCCGAACATTAGAATTAGGTCAGCACGTAAAAGACTTGCGATAATCTCGCCTGCATACCAGGCTGAGATCCGGTGTTCAGTTATGAGCATTTCTATAAACTCATCGCGTGTGACAGCTGCATTTGCTTCATCACGGTTAATCTTGCGCAGGTTAGTTTTACGGATATCCAGTAAGCCGTTTAACGTTCTAAGTGCAGGTTCATACCAGCTCTGTACGCCCTGCAGATGTTTATGCTCTGGTGCCACTTTCACTGCCTTGCTGTTAAAGACATCTTGTGTTAAATTTGATTTCATATTTAAGACTCTCCAAGCGTTTTAAATGTAAAAAGCCTGACCTTCCACGTCAGGCTTTTTTTAATACCCAAGTTTTTCTTTTTGTCCGCTGATTTCGTCATGAAATAAGTCATCCACTGACTCAATACGATTCATCCAGCTTTTAGACATAACAAGAAGTGCTTCGACTCTAGACTTATCAATGCTTTGATATTCCTTTGGCACAATCTTTAAGCCAAGGCAGCTCAACAACTCGCAAAACATTTCAATTTCGGTCAAGCTATTGTTTTTCAATTCATTCTTCATTCTCGATAATGTGCTAGGGTCCACTCCTAACTGATCAGCCAACTCGCCCTGCTTGCTTGTTGCAAGCGCTTGCAAAATGCGCGCTACGCCATTTCTGGCACTTGCACTTAGCTCAATAGATACTTTGTTCATAGGGTTTCCTCAGGCATACAACTGTTCGATTTCTTTGAGTGATGCACACAAATCAGAAGCTTTGAATTTTCCGTTTGTTACCTTTTGAGCACGAGCGGCCACTTTCTCAGACATCTGCCATTTACCGCGTACATAACCACTGATAGTGCATTGTTTTACCTGTAGTGCATTTGCAGCAGCTTCTTGGCTGCCGAAATGTTCAACCAAGGCTTGATATTGGGTTTGCATCTGCATTCTCTCATCAAAATATAAGTTTCTTTATTAATATATTAGTTTTCTAATATTTATTCAATAAGTATTCTAATTTGATTTAATATTAGCGCACTAATAAGCTAAGTAGAGTAGTTAGTAAGGTGTAGCGTAATGCTTAAGGACAGGTTAAAAGAGGCTCGAAAGAAAGCTAATAAATCTCAAAAAGATGTTGTTGAAGCAATTGGAATAACCCAGTCTGCCCTAAGCCAACTTGAAACAGGAAGAGTTGATTCTTCTTCACACTTGCCAGCTATTGCTAATTTTTTAGGGGTGGATGCTTACTGGTTACAAACTGGTGAACATCCCACTTCTATTAGGGATCAAGAATTTCACCGAGTATCAGCATGGGATGAAAGAACACCTCTTGATGATGATGAGGTAGAAATCCCGTTTTTTGAAAACTTTAGTTTCGCGTGCGGATCTGGATCAATAAATGAATATATTGCTAATGAAAAACGAAAGTTACGCATACCAAAAGCAACATTAAGAAACTTATCAATCAGTAAGGATAATGCTGTGGCAGCGACTGCCACAGGTGATTCAATGTCTCCCACAATTCAGGACGGAGATACTATACATATAGATATTGGACGAAAAGAAATTAAAGATGGCCGGATGTTTGTAATTTGTATTGGCGGCCTTCACTACGCTAAACGTTTATATAACTTGCCTTTCGGTGGTGTCAGAATTGTCTCTGATAATGCCTCTGAGTTTCCTGAAATAGTACTAACTTCTGAAGAAAAATTATCACAAGATTTTCAGGTAATTGGATGGATATGGCAAATTACGCGAATAGAGAAATGGTGAGTATAAATAACAATTAATGAAAGCCGCTATATGCGGCTGGGGTGGTTTATTAAAGTCGCAACCCGAGCGACTCTTTGATCGGGGGAGAAATTTAATGGCGGTCAATATTCGATTTGATTATTTTAATTTAAGGGCAGACAAAGAAAGGTTTAGAAGGACGGATGGTCAGCATTATTTTGGAAAAATATCGATGGAGAAGTTTTGCAATAAACTATGCGATTACTTCAATTCCCATTCGGATGACTTTAAAAAAAATGAAGTACTAATTAAAAAATTTAAAAATGGAAAAAAGTGGATCAAATGGATATCTATTGAAAAACATTCAGATTTTTATAAGTTACTCTTTACATTTAATGATTGCGAGGTTGACCCTCGAATTGTAGAAAGCCTTCAAAATAGCGTTTTAGCTCAAGTAGTCCCAGAAGAGCATGGTGTGCGCTCGCTTCTACACATTATTATCAAGACAGATGTGCATTCTGAGCATGAAGCAAATTTTTGCGTACAGTCCATCATGGGGCTGCATCAGAATTATATTAAGGGAATTTTGGTCGAACTTTTTAAACTTGCTTTTGAGCCAGAATTTTGGATTGTAAAAGATCCTGTTGAAGAAAAAGAAATCAATTGTAAGCCTTATATAGAAATTTCGGCAGTGACTACAAGCAGTATTATTGAGGCTGTTAATAAGGGGCTTCTTCGAGAAATTGAATTCTTTGAAAGAGAGGAAGTAAGCAAGAGTTTCGATGAAAACAATGTTCTTGGCAAGAAAACTAAAAATATTTCTTTCACAATTGATGATAAAACATCCTTTATGAGCAAGCTGAACCCCAATCAACTTCGTGGCTTTATAGGTGATCTTTATAAGAAAAATAAGGATGATTTTGAGGGCGCACCTAAAGTGTTTTTGATGCTTAAAAATAGCCATAATAAAGGTGAAACAAGATATGAATATTCAGATGATGTCACGAGTGGATTAACTAAAAGAGTGTATCTAAACTGGGAGGATCGAGATATAAATACCATTAAAAGCTTGGAGTCGACCAAAATCACTGCTATCCCTCAGTGCTATGATATAATGTTAGAAGGTTTTTAATCAAACTATAATTTAAGGAGACTGCATGCTAAATCAATCAGTTAGGGTGTTTGATTTCCTTAAAATTAAATATCCTGATAACTCACATCTAAATGCCATATTGTTTATTCCTCTGATATTGGCACTGCTGTCTAGTATCCTTTCTACATGGGCAGCTTTTAATTTGGAAAATGGCAATTAT